TTGAGAATAATCATTTTTAGCCACTTAATAAGCCCCCTGTCCTGCCGCTGACTTTTCAATTATTTTTTTGACTCTTTCGATCTTTGTTTTGTCTCGTGAATATGTTTTTTTGAAGGCTTCCCATCGGGCGCGCTCTTTTTCAGTGAGTTTCACGTTTTTCAGCCTCCTTTGCACGTTTAATTAACTCTTGAAAAAATAAAGGGACTTCTTCGGGATTTTCATATTTCTGCGCAAACACACACTGAGAACATTTTCCATCAGTGTGACAAATTGCAGTCCCTCTGATTTTGGGATCACATGCAAGGAGAGGGGTGCTGTATTGGTTATCTGTAGCCACCTTGTCACCCATCCAACGGCGCAACCACACACCACCCATACTTATATTTCGCAAAGAGTGTGTAATATTCCCCTTCCTCGCAAGGCAGCTTCACGTTTGAGAGGTAATACTCAATTTTTCCCAATGACTTTACATACAAAATCAATTTTGTATCATACACAGCCCGCCTTGATTCCGTGCATACTCGTACCTTATGAATCCCAAAATCAATTTTTTTTGAGCTTATCTTTTCCTTGTCTTGGAAATATGCCTGTATGTTTGCCGGGAACAGTTCAGGGCACCGGGCTTTCATCATCACTTTGTCCTCTGATACAAGGAGCCCGTCATGTACTTCAATCATGCATACCGGGGTCATAATTTCACCCACAAAGTTTTATCTGCTGGTCCGGGGTTCAAAATAATCTCATCAAGTTTTTTGATAAGATCTTCATCACTCAGTTTTATCCTGCTCGGCGTCTCATCCTCAGGATATTCTTCGGGCTCTTCAAAGGACTCAATTTGATATTCTTCAGAGTTCTCGGAGGGATGAACATCCTGATTACATGCCGCCTCAAAGTCCTCTATAAGCGCGTCTATCATATTTTTTGTAGGGCCGGGAATTTCTCCGCTTTCAATTCCACATGATTTCCCCTTGTGCTTGACTTCCCACAATTTTGGAGGGAATGTGACATCTAAGATTAACTCATCATCTGAAAGCAGCCGCCACATGGCGGTTTTGTCGGTCAATTTCACAATTGAAAATCCGCGAAGACCTAACAAGATATTCATCCTGGTATTGATTTCTTCAGGGGTCATATTTAGTCCTCCCTGCACTCTGGACAGTTACTTTCCCCGCTCTCAATCTCGACGTCGAACGGTTTCCCACAAAAACCACAAAACCTCTTTTCGGTCTCGTCCGCTGCCATAAGAGCATCTACCGCAGCTGCTTGATTATATCCTGCCATCAAACCTCCTCCTGTTGATCGAGGAGTTCAGGAGACACTTCAAGGGTTATTCCTGGGACTGGCTTAGCTGCCAGAATTTTAAGGGATTCCGCGATACTCTGAAGATACTTTGCATTCGATTCAAAAGCAGCTAATAATCTATCTTCATAACTCATTTCTTCGTCTGACATTGTTTGGCTCCGTTGAACTTTCTTAAAATTCTTCTCGTGGGAATATTCTTGTCCCGCACCATGTAAGGCTTTTCACGTCATCCCACAGCATCAAATAAGCTGAAATGATGCAATCAACTTGTGGGGGACATTCATAGTTAATTTCAACGTTAAATACTGTTTTTTGATTTGGAACTTTCGACACATTTATAGTTTTTTCAATGTGGTCAAGTGCCCCTTTTGCCCCGTTTTCAAGGGGGAGGAAATTAAAGACTAATTGTTTTTCGATTGGATTCCCCGACAGTGTTTTTAGGATAGGTTTTTTCATATCGTGGCTCCGAACTGTTTAAAAAGAATAATAAGCCCATGCCGGGATTTTAACCCGTTGTTAGTCTGATACTACATGGACATTTAGGCCCCTGCCGGCTTAAAAGCAGGGGTGTTCCTCAAAGATAGATTTGATTTCGTGTTTCCCGGTCTGTTCTTCTTATCGTGGTTCCTTCTTTTTATATCACCTTCAGCCGTTCACGGGACTTGAACCCGCTAAAACGACATTATGACCAGCCTGAGGAGGAGGCAGGCTGGATTATTATCTTAAAGTCTCTTAAAATGATGTCTTGATACATATCTTAGTTTTGTTCTGTTGAATAATCTCATGTTTTGGCTCCTGTCTTTTCTCTGTTTTTCTCACATCTTAGCAAGTAAGTATACACACTCAACCTATATAAACATTATTAATAACGTTAACGCCATAAACTATATATACAGCATTAACGTATAATACCGCATGGTAAAAAACAAAGACCCCGAAGAAATAACGTTACAAAGGGTAACTATTCGGAACAAAGGGAGAATCACAAAATATGGTAAAATCGAGTATGGAGAATCCTTTAATGATGCGCTTGATAGGGTTTTAGATGAGTATGAAAGCATGAAGAAAAAGAGGAAACAAGAGTGAATAAATCATGGACGGAATCAAAGTAGGGCAAGTATGGAGAAAACAAGGCCCTTATGGGTGGTGCAGAATCGAAAAAATATTAGACCCGCGTTATCCTGATTATGACGGTGGCCTCCCAGGATGCGTTGCAAGGTATTTCCCCCCCCAACTCAAGGGAATAAAATTGAGAGGTGGTAAAACTTTCTTTTTAGTCGGGAATTGGGAAGAACAGGTGAAGAATAATAGGTTTTTACTGAAAGAAGGACAGCCGGTTAATATGTTGTGATAACCGGTAAATTAGATTTAAACCGTTAATTATCTTTTTCAACCCATTTTCCCAAATCGCAAATTGAATAAAACGCAACATACCGCCCCTTCACGGTACATTCCCCAAATAAAAAAGGGAAATCTGAATCCGGTCTAAAATGCCCGCAAACCCCACAAACCGGATTCATGGAAAAACCTCATTTTCGATAGATTATAAACGCACCCTCATGCCCGTCAGCAGTTTGTTTCGCGCTTTCCTCACTCTCGCAGGGAATCACAACATAAACAGTTTGTACGGGTTCCGGTTCGACAGGTAGAGCAGTATACCGAGATGCTTCAGAAGTCCCTCCATACATGCCTAGCTCGTATTCAGATAATATACACGGGCTCATTACATCATCCATGACCCACTGAGAGCCCGAATACCGCCCTGCTGTAGATTTCAGATGATAATCTCCATCCCCGGCATAGAGAGGATCTGAGAGGATCTCCTTGGACGGCGAAACTCCGTAATAATTCCGAACATTCCCATAAGTACAGTTTTCATAGACTTCAACAGATGTATATCTATCCTGCACAAGATTAGCAATGGCCGCCCCTGATGCCGTCCCGACTTCATTCGACTTCTGAGTATTCGTTATAATGTTTCTGTAGATCTTCGCACTATATCCTTTCCCCGCAGGAGTAGCCGAGACATAAGGCCCAAGCGAAACCCCATAACCGAGACACTTATCAAAAGTATTATAAGAGACATCTAACTTATCCCAACCATCCGCAACAATGCCGCCCACTCCTGGTATATGGTGATAAGACCCGTCCATGTTGCCGCAATCGTAAAATAGATTATTTCTTATTGTCAGCCCGGTAGCTGCTGAAATATTAGAATTCACAAGCCCAATAACCCAAATACCCGGCCCCCAAGTCCCTCTTATTTCATTATTTTCTATCAGGATATTTTTGGAGGACATTCCCGCCGTTGAGACTTCGATCTGCATGCCTGGGCTTGATGCTGCCCCCCCATTTTTATTAATTATGTAATTATTATAAACGTGCCCGTTTTTGGTATGTCTCAACCGACAGCCTGAATTTACTCTCAGTTCAACATAATTGTTAAAAACGTCTACTGTATCCGCTCCGTCGCAGTAAACCGCATCATGGCCACAACGGAGAACTTTATTTCTTGCGAATGTAATGTTTTTCCCGTCGGTGATTCTTAGCCCATCCCCCAGCGAGTTTTGGACTGTCAAATCGTGAATGTTAATATTTTCAGAACGTTGAAACCAAAACGCATTATGAAAACCTTTTCCAGAGGGCACTGTCTGCCGGCCACTGTTCCCATCAATTGTCAAACCTGAAATATCAATATTTTGGATAGTATTTTTAACCTGTCCGAAGATTGGCCGCATCGAGGGAAAAAGAGATTCTGAAGCATTCGGAATCAGGGTAATTATTGCTCCCTGATCGGCTGTAATTGTAGTCCCAGAATTTAATTTATAGGGGAGAGATGCGGTATAGGCTCCCGGTTTTAAGTGGATAGTGTCATACTGAAAACCGTCACCGACTTTATCAAAAGTTGACTGTTTAAAAGTGCCTGGTGTTAGTGTTAATGTTGCCATATTATAACTCCCTGTTATTATGTGATATGTGCAACATCCTATAATTAATATATCAGTAAAAGAATTAAAAAAAAAGAATTAAAAGAGTAAAGGAATTTAGACATCCCATTTTATAAAAATTATATAATTTAATGTGATTGCAGCAATCCCCATTTTAGCAGCTAACTCCATGAATTTATTATATTCTTCCAATGATACTATTTTTTGTTCATCTTCATTATCATTAAACTCATCTGATCGTATCATGTGTACCATTTTCACACCTTCACAGACTGCACAACATAAGCGGCTAACGGCTCACTCATTCTATGCAGTCTTGACACAAATTTAACAATGTCGTCCGGTTTTGTTCCGTCTTCTTTCATTTCTTTGATTTTTTCAGTGATATAAGAGGGAACAACATAATAAGGATGCAGGTCTTTCCTGTGCCCTCCTACATCTCCCTCTAACAGTTGTATTTTCTGCATTCTGAGAAATGTTTGAATAGATTTTGAAATGCTGACGAAATACGACGGCGGTACTTGTATTGCCTCTATTTTCGGGCAGGATTCACAGACACTATATATATCAGCGTTTGAAGGTCTAAATCCGATATGGACTATTTTTTCATTTGGCAATAATAGAGGGATCTCGTCCCGTCCTGATATTACTTTTATTTGCATTTGGGATGGCTCCTTAATGTTTTTATCACTGTTAATTATTTTTAGTTGTATATAAATTTTCACATATGAAAGTAATTTATCCAGGCGAACTGCGCAGCAGTTTTTGTTACATGACAGTAAACTATAAATAATATAATGTACTATTACTATATACAGAGTAACGGTTTAAACAGGTGAACAAACATGGAATTTACAAATGAATCACAAGAAACCCTGATTGATACGCTGAACACACTAAAGAAGAAGCTTGACAAACTGATATCAGAAATAAAAGAAATCCCTGTAAATGCGGTATCACTAGATTACTCTCCTGCTGTGTTGGAAATAATCCACATAGAAAGCGAACTGCATTTTGTAAAATATGCCATAAAGGAATTCCAATCGGTTGCTGAACTGACGGAATACTCCGAGGACCCATAACCAATTTTTAGAGGTTCCATCAATGGCAAGACCTTCAGACAGTAAAAAATGGACTCACTCTTCGGATATGACTCTCGAAATAAAACCAGAAGAAGAGTACGGATATTCAAAAACAGATCAAAACGGATACCCGAAATTAACGAAATCTAAATGGAAAACATGCACAGTAATTTTAGGTGTATCCCTTATATCAGAGTCCAAAATAAAAATATCTTCTAAAGATCACGTTTGGACGTGTAAAATAAATTACAGAGGGAATCCTTCTTCAATTGGGATCGATTTTAAAAATAAGGATATAACTTATATTTTGCATAATTAATTTTTTTCAAACCGACTACAGTAAACTATAAATAGTATAATGTACTATTACTATATACAGGGCTAGAATAGTGTCCTGCGTTAAGATAACTAAAGTTCAAAGGAGCCACAAACATGACAGAAATACAAATCCAAGTTGTAGCACCAAGCGAACCAATCGCGAAAGCGTGGGTTCAGAAGAGAAACGCGGATGTAAAAAACTGTACTTTCTACGGGAAAGTAAGAAGATGGCATGATAATATATTCAGAAAAGATCAAAGAACCGATCTCGGATGCCTGCAGGATGTCTATAAAATGACAGTTGACGGCGGGGACGATGAGGAGCCTTTCGAGAAAAATGCCATGTATATCCCGAATAGATCTGAAATTGTGCTTCTCGGAGGGGAAAGGATCGCATGATCCTCCCTAATTATATTTTTGAGGCTTAAAATGTCCTCCGAAACTGATAACCTCTCATATACTGGTATATGCCTGTGGGACAGTTGCCTAGACTGCCCGCATATGTACGATTGCGAGGATTCAACATTCACAGAGCCAGACGAAGAAACAGACGACTGAGGGGCGGTATGGGGTCATGTGGGGCATGTATCCACTGGCGGCAGCCTGGACTCATGCAAGGAAAAAACTGGGTATGTGGGAATATCGAATCATTTTATTTTATGGGGAAAGTAATGGAAGATGGAAATTGTAGAAACGGGGATGATATTAACACATGTCAAACATTATCGAAAAGATTAAACATTTTCATTTAAAAATGTATATATATTTCACAATCAAGTCGTTTGATAGTGGAATCTCCATATACGAACTAGCACTTCATTGCCCTAACAACTCTAAATCAGAAAACGTTGTGCACTGTTTAGAGGAACTTATTAAAGAGAACAGGATAAAGTACGAAGGAGGTTTATTAAAATGTATTTTGGAGGTATAATAAAATGTTAGTTGATCCAATTGACCCCTACGGCAAAATAAAAGTGTATGTGGACGGGATTGAAATTACCGGCATTCATTTAGATGGAATACCTGTTCCGTATATGCGCACTGAAACCGCAAGACTGACATATAATACAATTTTAGGAGACGAAGGGCAACGAATTATAGACACCTCAGCACATTCAGATAATGAAATTCATGAATATACGGTAAAAATTGCAGATATTTACACATGGATTTATGAAGGCAAAATTATAGATTATAAGTTATTGGATACAATGACGTTAGGAGCAGATGTGAAAATTAAATTATGTGGTAAGTTAAAATATATTCGTGGGGCTGAAGAGGTTAATAGGTGGATGAGTGGATGAAAATCGAACGACAAATTAAAATAACGCTCTCAAGAGCGGAATCCGTCGGGATAATAAATGATATCCTCAGACTCGAATCGACACCTAATTTCTCAATATGTATTGAACATCTTCAGACGTTGAAGAAATGTATTTTGGAGGAATAATAAACGTTATCAGGCTTCGCTACATATGCTTATGATGGTGCAGGAGCAACCGAGGGCATGATTAGAGGCAAGCTTCGGAGCGTTGGAGAAAAGCTTATTGAAGCTGCAAATGATGAAAAAATCAACTCTCAACCCTAATATCTACCTGCTGAAAGTTCGCTCCATCCTTCCCGTCAAGTCTGCAATATTTTAGATACTGACTTTTCGGAATGAACTTAAAATCAGTACGGCAAGCGAGAGAACACCCATCACACAAAAATAAAAAAATCGGTGTCTGAGTAATTAATGAGGGAATAAAATGTTTAGCAAATCCCGAAGGGATAAAGGCAGCAGAAAATATAAGCGAGGTTTAAATCATGTCCAAAAAAACACTAAAACGAGACATTGACCGCATAAGAAGGCACACAAGCACATCTCGTGCTATGGTTGGTATGTTTAGACGTGGGGATAATATTAGAGTCAAAGGAGGGCTTTAAATTGCCTTCCTTAAAATATAACTAAAAATATAAATAACCGAGTAGGAAATCTACTCAGCTCACAAATCATGATAAATTATGCTCTGACACGTTATTTGATCCTGTCAAACTTATTCCAGTTGTCCCTCTTGCAATATTACCCACAACAACGTTATAATCGCAACTTGTCCCGGTAGCAATTGCAGCCCCTCCACGGCTTGCAGTGTCATAAACAGTATTACCCTCAATAGTACTGTATGTCATTCTATGAGCCTTGATTCCCGCGTAACCTCCTGCGGATGAATTTGGATTTATAATTATATTATTTGATATATTTACTATACTGTTTTCTGCGACAACGAGATCTACATAGATCCCTTCTTGCGTACAGTCCACGATATTGTTATCATGGATATTAATATATGAAGGCCCGTTCTGATTTTCGAGGTAAGTATTTATCGCTTTTCCTGATACATTTCTAATTATATTATTGGAGATGTTGATTGCTTCTATGTTTCTTGATTTTGATGAGGGAGTATAAATAGAAATATAACCCCCGTCAATTTCGTTATCTGTGATTGATACTGTTGAGTAATCATCAGTGGAAGTGTCGCTGTAGAAATATCCACCCATCTGGCATTTGTTACCTGATATTTTCACAGACCTGGGGAAATTTATCACTTTGTTATGAAATATTGCACCTTCTGAGATGTCCCTAAATTCATTACCCTCACAAATCATGTGCTGTGCGCCGTTAATAATGCCCCTGTTTACCGCATGGATAATGTTATTTACGACCATCCAATTTATACAGTTGGGGTGGGCGTCGATGGCTCCAGTGATCGTTGATGATCCATAACATACGTTATTTGCTATTATGACATCCCTATTCATTCCGTGAACAGCTTTATTGCTTGTAACTGAGATGCAATGTCTGCAATTGTTTATATTGTTATGTGTGATCCTAGCTTTTGCAGATGCCGTAGTAATAGCCACACCATACCCAAGTCCGTCTAATGTACAATTGTTTATACTGTTACCATAAATGTCAACATCATAACATGTGTATAGAATAATTCCTGAAAGATTATTATCTTTAAAAGAGCACCTATTGACACTTATTTTACTCCCATACCTCACAATAAGTCCCAACTGGTCGCCGGAAGCACCGTCACCAACTATATTAAGATTTTCCATATGAATTTCTACAGGCGAGAAAATGCGAGCACTGGCAGTATCAGCAGTGTTATAAGTGCGTACAAGTGGATCACTTAGGTATACTGTACTTCCTGATACTGATTTTATTTCGTATGTTTCACCCGTGCAGATATCATTGTAATCAGGATAGTCTGACCATATGACATCATTGTAAATTACAATTAACTGTCCCGCACTGACTCCTGAAACTGACGTGAGTACAACAGAGGTAGCTCCCTTTGATGCATTCGAAGAAAGAGTCGTGGATAGTACCGACGACCCCTGGAACTGCATTGCAGCCGCCTGATATCCCGAAAGAGCAAAATTAATGGTTACGTTTCCGATGCCTTTTAACCACAAACTCTTTGAATTTATAGCAAGTGGGGAAGTACAATTATAAGTCCCTTGCAAAAATACAATCTGGGTTCCAGAACTCACGTCACTAAGAGCTTTCTGAATCTGAACGTTATCACTGGTCCCGTCACATTCGTAATCTGCGCCTGATCCTGTTCTCCCTATCGTTATATACGGCTTAAACGTTGAGCCGGATGCTGAAGGAGTAGACCACCCACCCAGACCGTTATAAAAAACTGTGGATGATCCTGGGAGTGTGATTGAGGATCCCCCGTCAGGCGTTGACCAAGCCCCCGAACCGTCAAGGTATTCTGTAGATGTCCCGGAGAGTTTAGGGCACAGTCCAGGTCTTGTAGTTGTCGCATTATTGGCAGTTACGTTATCCGCTACCGCCAAATCCGTAAGTTTCAGCGCGTCTGTAGCACCTGATTTGTGGGAAGCCGCGTGAGCATTTGGATCTCTAGTATTCGTTAGAGAATCCACGATTTCAGATATTGTCATTCCTGAGATTGGATATTCTTGAGCTGTCATTTATTTCACCTGATTACATTTTGTTACTGTAGAAGTTTTCTTAATTTTCGCAATAAGATCATAAGCATTTTCTACAATTCCACCGACTTGAATTTCAGTATGATAAGAATTAGAAGAGATTACATGCCTGACTCTTGAAACGTCAAAATTACCTGAAATGACACCGCCGTTAAGCTCTGTTGATCGCGTTTTAACATAAACAACATCTCCGGCACTGGCGTCCGGGGTTCCAACCAATTTTATTGAGCCTGTTATTTCGGCTTGAATTTTGTCAGGTAGAGCACCTTCAGCTATACTTTTACAAGTCGCGTTACTTTGTAACTGTGTAAAAACATCAACATCGGTCTTATATCCGTAGCGGGAAACTGCATTGATATTAATTGCAGATCCACTATATTGAGTTCCGGCCTCGGGTGTATCTCCCTTTATCACGTATTCGGTAGCCTGATCTTCGATCGACAACACAAAAGTGCTTCCTAGATACCTTGCAGTGCCCTCGATTGCTTTGTATTTGTCCGTAGCGATTGCAGAATTTTGTTTCCAAGTTAAGTAGGTCTTATCAAGCAGTCCTGTTGTGGCATAGAGACACTTAGTGCCTATTTTCCAGTTATAACCACTTTGCTTTTCTAGATCCTGAAAAACAGTTGATAAATAAGTTTGATCTGCTTTTGTAGCATACGCCGATTCAGCATCGGTAAAAGAAACACTGCCGGTCTGGTCTACATAAGGAGCCTGATTCAACCACGTAAGCCGCGTTACATTATGTGCAGGATTTACAAGATAGGTTAATATTTCCCTGGCTTCGACAGTTCCTGTCCACGTTTTAGCCTCTCTTATCAAGAGCTTTGTAGCCTCATCTATGTGCCCTTTGCACAAAATAGAAGTATTATTTTTAGTTGAATAATCTCCTGAAATTCTTCTTACAAGTCCCTCGAAGATGTCAACAAAAACGTATTTTTCCTTGGGGGACATCCGGCAGGAAACTTGTAATCTGACTATATCATCCTCTGAAATTGCATTAACAAATTCAGAAGTATAAGGACTTCTGTTTGTGATTATCTCGATTTCTGCGAATTCAGGATTTGAGAATTCCCTTGTTTCCGTGACAGAAGCAGAAACGATTTTTGGAAAATACCTCTCTCCTGTTGGTTTTTGAATTATTAATCGGGGTCTGAAATACCAGAGCATAGTATCAGATCCAGTGTTTATCCGGGTATTTCATTGAAACAATGCAGGGGACATTATTTGACATATTGACCTGGAATGTATTAGCCTCTCCGTTAGCGGAAATAACAGGACGTTCTGCATCAATAGTAATCAGGTAAGTAAACAGGCTGATAGACCCAATTGTAAGATTTCCAGAAGCCGGGGACAGCCGGACATAAAATCTAGTCTTTCCGTAGAGTCTCAGGTTTTCTGCGTTATCCAATTCCCTAGTTACCTGTTCTCCGGTTATCGAAGTCGTATTATTACTATCACAAGCTCTCCACGTCACATTATCAACTGAAATTTCAAGTTTAGGGACTCCTGAAACAACATAAATATTCATCCAGGGTATCCCGGTTATTGGGTATAGCGTGTCAAATTCCCAGACCAGATTACCAGATAAAAGAACCTGCTTTAAACTTTCGTTAAACGAGGCGCCCGTCCTTGATAATACTGCACTCTGATAGCTCGAATCTTTGAAATTTTCGAGATACCTGTAAGATCCAGTCCCGTCTGCGGCTATTGTTGTTTTTACTCCGGGGAAAATCCTGTTGCTTAACCTCATAACAGTTAAAGGATCTTCGATGTTAAAGACTGAAATACCTGCATCTATGTTAACTGTGGGTGTACTCAGGATTTCAGTATAAGTTACCGTAGCATCACGAATATAAGCCCTTATCGAAGTCGATGAAGACTTAAGATACCACTTGAAAGAGATTGATTGCCCTGCTTCACAAATTATGTTAGGGGTTGCAGAATGGGATGTATAAGAAGCAAGTACAGAAGTTGAACTAAATGTGTAAGTTCCCGCCAACGTGGAGCCTAAATAAACTTCTATTTTTGAGTCACATCTACCACCAGAAGCCGCGACACATCCTTTTATCCCTACCTTGTCAATCCGGTATTTCTTTCCAGCTACTCCTGAAATGGTATAATTGAAAAAGTCCTGAAGCTGGTATGTAAGAAATGCTGTACTACCAACATTTGTCAAATCGGTATTTGTTTTTGAGTTCCCTGGTGTTTCTTTTCCTTCCACAGATCCCGCGAGCGTCCCCATAGACTCAATTGAAATATCAGGAACCGTTTCAACTGTCCCGCTTGTCAGGATTCCAGAACCGAATTCATCAATATCGAGGTCAGAGAGTTTCTGAAGGACTATATGGTCAAAATACATCAGAGTGCCTGCCGAAGGAGTTTCCGAGCCGTGAATTCTCAGGACAGCACCTACGGGAGAAACTTCAAATTTTATATATTCCTGTTTTTCTGAGTATGTGCCCTCGTTTGCCCATTCCAGAGACGCGATAACCTCTTCATTAGCATAGATGTCAATTACTGCGATTCCATCAGAGCCAACTTTTTCTACTTCTCCAGTAAGTGCATAAGTCACACCGCCTTCAAAAGCGACTGGCTGAGTAATCATTCCAGGCTCATCTGTAGAACCGTCTCCTGTAATCAAGAGCGCATAAGTTCCCGTTGTGGAATTCTCAGAGCGAGAAGTGCCAGGATTGACTGCTGCCCATCCATCTGGATTGGCATATCTGCCATAATCGCTAGATGTTAGGATAGCCCCTGAAGCCCCGCAGGTAACAAACTTAATATCGCTCTCGGAATAACAAATTGATGCAAGTGCTTTATCACATGCTTGCAGATTCCAGATTCCCGCGTTTATCGAGGTCATTATCTGGTTATCTTCTCCTGCTGAAGCGACTGCTACAATAATTCCGCTGTCAGGAGCTTCTGAGATCGCAGACCATTCATTATACAGATAAGAGACTTCGCCGCCTGTTTCTCCAGCGACTGTAAACGTAAATCCTAGATCTGTTGCAGCTGCTCTATAATTAGAGTCAGACGTTTTCATGTAGAATCTGATGGTTACAGTTTCAGACGTTTCAGATTCTATCGCTAGATCATAAGACTTCTGGGAATATGTTGTGGTGTTATTAGTCCATTCTATGAGATCCGTTTCGACCCCAGAATATAAAGAGGCCGCATGGATAGTCACTTTCAGGTATGCTATTTTTCCAGCTAAAAGGGTTCTTAATTTTCCGAAAACCCTATCGAGTCTGTAGAAACTCCCATCTGTAAGAGCAGGGAGTACATAAGTCCATTCGAGGCTTGTATTAGCGGAACTATAGACCATTGCAGCAGATGTGTAGACGTATCCTGCATCGGTCTGTCTCGTATCTGTGGAAATATCCCCCTCGCCTGGGGTAACTATAGATCCGGCTATAGGAGTGTTTTGCAGGGTCCACGAACCACTTAATCCTGTGGGGGAGGTCATGACCTGCTGAGGTCCCCCATCTGAAGAAATTACTATGAAAAGACTCTGTGTATCTGAGTAGATTACATCCTGCCAAGCCTGAGAAGGAGCAGTAACCGCCTCCCAATTTTCGGCGAAATTATCTGAATATATGACCTCTCCAGATGTGGTAACAGCAAGTAATCTTTTAAGAGTCGTAGAATAACAGACTGCCTTAAATGAGCCTGAAACAACAACCGAAGACCACGTTTCTCCGCCGTCGTCTGAGTAAATTACTAAATTATTTCCAACCGCAACATATCTATAGATCCCATTTTTATCATCTCGGATATAACAAATGCCTTCAAAATTACCGGTGGGGGTGACTCCTGCTGTCCATGAATCCCCGTCCATTGACCATGCGGCTCCGGCAGTTCCGGCGGTGTATCCGACTGCTACCCATCTCCCGGCAGCCATGCCTGCATCTTCTGAGAGGTCAGTCGAAACAGGGGTATAATTATCAGAGGATACCATTATATATCCATCAGACGACACTGGAATATAATTCAGAGTAGAGGCGGCCGTATCAATTCCTGTAGTTTCTCCCCAGATAAGCCCTTTCCAAGCGTTTGAAATGTTTGCAGGAAGTGTGCCAGGAACACTCCAAGAAACCGCATCTGAGGATATTTGAATACTATTCTGAGCCACCGCACAATATTGTGAAAGATCTTCGGAGTGTTCGACAGCCTTAAAATCTACACTCGAAGCAGAGGTCCGAGGTATCCACGTCTGAGTGACCCCCTTAGTCCATTCCTCAAACGAAGGATTAGCTAAGATGTTTCCGGCATAAGTATTATCTGCGCTCCACTGCTCCCCAGAGAACGTTAACTTTCTAGCCCTTACGTGCTTGTTTACAGTCTCCTCAAATGGAGAATCACTATAAAAGGAAACATTATAATCATAAGCTGATTCATCCCCCATGATGTCTCCTGCGTCCTTATCTATTCTATGATTATGATTTCTGACAATCCCTGATACCTGCCAGCCTGGGTCTTCTCCGATCTCAACATAAGCCCTCCCTTTCTTTTTCCAAGAAGCGACTGCTCTTCTGTAATCATCTTTCCCCATTGCGTGACATCTGAAATTAATTGATGTTCCGTCGCTGCCGAAATCTCCGAGTACCCATCCGTCCCAACCTGGAGGTTTGTCTGTGCCGATGCTTTCATCAGTGTCCGGCTCGAAGCCTCGAATCAATACCGGGTAGCCGTTCACATACGAAACATATCCAGGAATATAATAATCTACAATTTCATCAATCTCATTAATACGGATTGCCGGAACGACCTTTACCGGAGGAGTTGTCTGGACATCATTAAGATTACTAACCTGATAATAATCTCCGTTAGCGTTTGCACTCACTATATTATTTGTAGCTATAACAGAAACAGAAGCAGGAACTCTGTTAACTACTCCAAAACCATGACCAGTTTTTATATTAGTTGAAGATGTCGCAAGAGTGTCGAGCGTGCCGGAAACTACATTATTTGTGTAATAATAAGTATATCCTGAGCCTCCGCTCGGAGCATTAGCAATTAAAATACCTGCGTTATAATTATCTTTCAGAACATTATTATAAATTTCAACTCCATTTAAACCCTGGATCGTGATTCCTGCGTTATAATTTGTAGTTGTGATTCTCCCGCAGCCGGTTATTGTGTTATCATGGATTTTTATAGCCTTGTTTGTAGATGTCCCTTGCAGGTCAATAAGCCAGATTCCACCGCCCCAACAATTGACCAGGGTATTTCCATAGACATCGACATTATAGAGAGTTATGTCCTTATTTGATGGATTGTCCTCTATTTGAATCCCGAAGTTTCCTGCAACCGAATTAAGGGCATAAGGACGCATTGTATTATTATAAATCTTGACATTTTGAGAGTTATATATTCTCGGTCCCGAGTTTGTCCGGATGGTAAAATAATTTGAATAGATGTTACAGTTTTTAGACCGTAAAACATAGATGCCCTCGTGCATACATTCTACGGTTTTATTATTATAAAAATTCACAGAATCGGCATAGGACAGCCTTACACCGTCAGTTAGAGTGCCCTTAAATAAAGCATCATGAATTGAAATATTTCTTACTGGATTAGCTAAAGTTCCCTGGAAAAACAGCCCTGGATAATAGCCATCTCCCCAATTTCCGGCAGTAAATTCGGGTTGATTCGCGTAATTTCCATCGACAGTAATATTTGTAAAAGTGAAATTTTGAGGAGTTACACCGGATATTTGACCTATTAACGGCTTCCAGAGTGCCCATCCTGCGCTATTATGTAATCTCAATACTGCTGTGGTATCTCCCGTGAAGATGGTGTTTGAGCCGGCTAAAAGGTTGTCTGTAAGATCATAAGTGTACGGGCCTCGGAGATAGACTGTTACCGGACTGGCTTGTGTTCCGTTTGTGTTTGCATAAGTGAGGGCTTGATTGATTTGTACCTGATCTGCATCTCCGTCAACTGTATAATCATCTGTCCCAAGATTGGAAACATAAACTGTAACCATTTTTTAGACCCCTGCTGCCTTAGCTCTCGAGGCACTCAACTTGTCCCCGTTATTGTTTATTGTATTTTTATTCGTGATGTTATTATTATATACTGTGTTATTCGCTTTGCGTGCTGCCGTTTCTGATGCTGTTAACATATTCGCAGGAGTTTTGATTTTAACATTTCCTTCCCCGGTCCCTGAGCCACCCGAAGACGTAATGCCTAATGCTGCCCTTGTGTTCCATTTTCCCGCGAGTGCTTCAAGTTCTCCAACCTGATTTATGTTAGTTTTTATTGCGGCTCCGATCCTATTAGCGGCTGAAATTGCAGCAGAAGCGGCGGCGTTCGCCTGATTTGAGACATTTATAAATGATGCTGCATACGTCTGATTTGCCCCGGTTGCTCCTTTCACCGTCCCGGATAAAGTGTTCACGGGTGCAACCGTTCCGGCGATATCTCCACCCATTAAATCTGCGGCTCCGCCCGTGGTATTAAAATCCGAAATCATTTGGCCCGTCGCCGTGTGGGTTGTGGAACTCATACCAAGAACAGACGCACCTGCCCCTGAATACCCCGCAATCATCTCTCCGGTGGCTCCGGTTACTTGACTCCCTGCGGTAGTTGCTGATGTTCCAATGTTAGTATTATCCTGCCGGATTCCTTCGGCCTGGGTATGAATATTGCTACCCATGTTTGTGAATTGGGATATTACCCCGTTTACAACGTTTCCGACACCTTCCAGAAATCCAGGCGGGAACATATCAGCTATAGCTGTCTTGATACCATCCATTGCTTGGACAATGTAATTCCAGAGGATCGAGGCAGCGTTCATGATTCCAGACGCAACAATTGTGAAGATGTCCTTCATCAAATTCCATGAGTACGTTACCGCCCCTGTTTTTTCATCGAGATAAACAAGTCCAGCCGCCACTAACGCAAGAGTTCCTACTATGAGGGTAGCGGGCCATAACACAGTGTTGACAGCGATTCCTAACGCACCCATTACAGCAGTAGTAGTTATTCCCGCCGCACTTGCTGCCACGAACCCCGCACCAAGAGCAAGAGCAGCAGCACCACCGAGAGCAGCGACTAAAACAAATGTCTGCATGGGTTCAGACATGTTAGAAAACGCACCCGTAACAACAAGAGCAACACCGGCAAGATCCTTAAGAACTCCTAAAAGACTTCCCCCTTCAATGGTTGCGGTCTGCATGTCGAAACCGACCATATCAGCAAGGCCGGCTTTAAGGTTGTCTTTAATAGCTGAGATCATGCCGTTAAATGACCTGGAACGTTCTTCCATTGCTCCGGCATATTTGTCGTTCCAAATTGCCGAAATAGTAGAGGTGATCATTTCTTTGTTATTTCGATCAATGACTTCAATCTGCTGCTTGCCGTTTTTGTCCATGAACGTGAGTGCAGTTCTGCCAGCATCCTCTACGGAAGCACCCAACTGTTCATAATTCTTTTTTGTGATTTCAACAGCTTTGATACCAAACTCTTTCATCCTTTCAAATTCGCCCTGCTGAGCGTCTGCTATCGCTTCAACTACTGCCATTATGGGCTTTCCCATACCTGCGGCTGTATCTCCTAGAGTCCTCCCGTATTGCTCCACGTCCATTCCGTAAGCCTTTAGACGGGTTGCAGCTTCGAGAAGTTCAGGAAATTCAAAAGGAGTTGTCGCGGCGAATTGCTGTAACCATTGAAATTTTTGCTGTGCAGCTTCTTGACTTCCATATAAGGTTTTGAGAGTGAGGTTTGCATCCTCATAAGAAGCGGCTATAGTCGTACCATAAGCAGCTATTCCGGCAACGGCGGCGGCAGGAACAGAAAATGCAGTTACCATCCCAGCCTGCATACTAGAGGACATATCCCCGATTTGCCCCTCTGTCTGCTTCAGCATCGAGGCATATTGAGCAAAAGAGGCTTTATCGACATGTAGCCCGGCATCTGCGTATACTTCTCCTATCAGTCCCATTTTTAGCCGCCTTTATCTTCTTTTATGCTGTTCACATTTCTGAGCAAGCGCCCGCCCTGCCTCGGATACACGTTTTGCTTGTTCTTGGGGGGTGTATTCATGTTTTGGAGGATGAGGGATATATTCTTTGTCAATAAAATTATAGAGTGTGTAGGGGAACTTTTCACCCTTTTTCAGGTACGGGCCTAATGATGTATTCATTATCGTACTTTTCAAATCTGCCCGCCGGATATACTCTATTTTGTCCTGTGCCTCTCGATCTTGAATCTTAACCTCAATCATCTGTGCCGTTTCCGCTTGCGTGAAATCCCAAAAATCATTAGGAGTAATATTACACAGTTGATATAGTAGTCTTTGAACTCTGTCAATTAAGAGGTCAATGTCGAGGTCTGCCCAGCTTCCCCCGTATCAGACCCCCCTTTGTCCATTTTTGAAAGTTCAATGACTTTATCTTCTGTCATTTGTTCACGGAGTTTTCTGCTTGCCTGGATAACTGACTTGTCATAAATTCCAGACTCACAGAAAGCGTCAATTAACTTATCTCTTACTTCATTGCTTCCGTATCCGTTTATCTGGCAGAATTCTTCTATGATATCCTCGGTTTCTTCCTGGGAGATTACAGGCCCGCCTCTCTTCCAGTTCAGACCTATACAGTACATTTTTCCAAAAAGTTCATCATCTAGCTTATCCGTTTTGGCAAGCTCTCCCATTTTGATGGCAAACTGATTTTCGGTACTGGCTCCGACAAGCTCAAACAGTTTCCTTTTTCCCCGCCACGTAAAAAGAAGTTCTTTTCCGGGGAGGATCTCAACTTCTCGACCTACCACAAGACCACCTTAAGCCCTTGCTATGAACAGGTTCACAAATCGGGTTGCTTTGCCCGTTTCCTTAACTTTGATAAGAGCTTTCGTAAGTTCTCCGGTGGCTGGCCAGTTTGCTTCAGGCACGTCGGTTGCGGTCCCACTAGTGAGGGTATTCCAGGTTGATCCATTATTGTATGAAATGCCGATATACGAGGCTAAAGAGGCTGTCACTTTTACGGTATCAGTGGTTGTATCTGTTGCCTCTTTGAAAATGACATCATTTGCAGTTGAAGGAAGTTCTGTATTTGCAGTTGCAGGAGAGTAAGCAATTCCGTCCCCGGCTCCCCCTATTGAGTCAATGCCCGCGTAGGTAGTCGAAAGACTGAAAGCCCCAGATGCAAGAATCTTTGATGAGAATTTGTAAGTGTTATCCGCGCTTCCGGGATTAAATTTTGTGACATAACCCTGATATTCGTATACTTCCCCGGCATCGACTACATTGACCTGAAACGTGTGCAGAACCCTGTCTCCGTAAGCCTCGACTAATGCAGCCTGTCCGGCATCTCCCGATATTTTTATCCCGGTAATTTCAGCGCTTCCGGGGTCAAACATCCCAAGACCCTTATCCATTGTAGTCCCTGAATCAAGAGTTGAAGTGTTTTTGTCACCCGTGTCCCCGTCAGGGATCGGGATAGTGTCGATGTCGATACCGTGTATGGTAATCCCATCAATTGTTACAATTGTTCCTAGTGTGTCAATATGGTCCGTCATTTTTTTAGGCTCCGTTTATGTGAACTTCAAAATTAATTGAATAGATGAATAGATTATTAGCAGAGTTTGAAACAAAAAAGGGAGCCGCTACAGCTTCAATACGTTTTATATGTGTGCTCCCCATGACAGTATTAACTTTTAAATTAAGTAAAGTATAAATTGCTCTTGCTTTCGATTCGGCGGTAGTATCTGCCGAATTCCGAACAAGAACGCCAAGCATAGGCTTGTGTAGGTCTCCGTCTGCCTGTTGTCCTGCCTGATCGAACAGAGCTATGCAGTTAGGTGTAAGAGCATCAAAACCATGATAAAAAATATCAGTTCCTAGAGTGCCGATGCCTGACGTTTGCAGATATGTCCCGATATCGTCAAGCCATGCCGGAAGACTCATAATGCTCCCTTCATTTCAGCCTCTAGTTTTTTAATGAGTTTGTAAGACATCAGATTAAAAGGAGTAGCTAAATATTTCATGCTCCCAACGTTATGACTCATTGGGATTTCGTGAACGGCAGCCGCATAGTTCATAACATAGGAAATTCTCATATAAAATTCTGTAATTGTATTTTTCATCACAAAGGCGCGCCCTGATCGCCTAAGAGCCCCGGTATCGACCGGACAATATTTCATTTGGGACTCTCTAAGAACTTCATTCGACCAGTCCTTGATACCCTGCCTGCCCAATTTTTCAAAGTGTGCCTGAGTTAATGCGAGTTTCGCAAGACAAGCGGCAGACCCCGGCATTATAATCCCCCTCCTGATTTGGAGAGATAGACTTCAACACAAACGGCTCGGTTCATGTGGTCCCGAATCGTTGCTATAGAGGCTATGAACGGAGTAGCCCCGGACGGAAGTGTTATTTTATCGTCGTATCCGATTGAAGTACCAGCCGGGAACATGAGCCAGGCAGAGGCGACAACTTCTTGATTATTATTATTGATTATTTTCTGGCTGACTTCCTGATATTTACAGGTAAGTGTGGCAGGAGTCCCATAGCTAACAACATGATGAGCATTTTTAGATACGTTTCTTGCTATGGTTACTGATGCTGGAAAATACATTTTTAAAACTTTCCTAGGACAAACTCTAAAATTGCAACAATGATGGCGATAGTAATAGATACTGCAAGCCCTAACAAAGCAGTTCTAACAGAGCATAATTCATTTTGAACGTCCTCAAGCCCTTTACTGATTTCGGTTTTCAATTCTTTTTCGCCCTCTTTCCGGTCCTCTCGCTCCTGGATTATTAACTCTTTTAGGTCGCATTTAGTAACTTCTCGGTTTTTTTCACATTCTCCCCGTAAAACATAAGCCGGGGACTGCCCTACCGCCGTACCATCACCTTCCCGTTTCGGAAATATCAAAAAATGGAATTCCCCCGGACATTGAGAATTCTATATATGGGGTGTCCGGGGTGAGTTGTCCGGGGGTAGTGGCATTGCTGCCCTCATCTTCATGCATTATTATTCAAGCTCCGCGTTCACTGTTCCGCGCCCTACCCGTCCGTAGGGAATCGCGAAGGAAGCCATAGACACATACAGATATTTCCGTATGTAAGTGTCTGCTGCATCCTCGTGTTCTTTGATTTCGCTAATCAGTCCTGTGTTTGATTGAGAATAGTTTCCAGAACTCACGGAGGCGGCTAATTCTCCATTACTTCTCGCCTTTTTTAATACTGCTGCGACAGAAGCGTGTATCCCGGCAAATTTTAGATTAGTATCTGTTGAGCTTGCGCTTCCTCCTGATTTTGCTGCAATCTCATCAGATACAAGAGCTATAATTGCAGTGATATCCGCATCGGAAACGCTTGCTGGAGAAGCGAACGCTCGAACATCAGCAACCGAACACAGAGCCATTTAACGCACCTTAAACTATCTTCACAGAGTTTCCTAGTTTCTTAGCCCGTTCTTCCGGGCATTCAAAAACCTGTCCTTTTTTGTAGATTTCCGGCTTTCCTGGGATAAGGTCAATAGCAAGGTGAGAAACCTTCACCTGAACCTTAACCGTTCCTTCTTTTGTCATTAGATCCCGCTCAGTTTGCAAATTGCTACATTGTGTTTGATTCTCAGAATTCCGGCTGAATAAACTCTGCCGGTCAGATCTCCTGTGTCCGGGTGCTCACTATTGAAACCATGTTCAACTGTGTAATTCTGAGTCAGGTAAAAATCAAAGTATGGTCTTCCGGCTGAGGGAGTTGGCAGGAGAAGCCCGCCGTCAGCAGGGAGGACGGTTTCAGGGGCAGCGTACACTTTCCCACCATTTAGCATCCGTTCAACTATGGGCATTTCGAGTGCGCCCGATTCTGGATGGACACTTGCTTCGAGTTCCCCGTACTGAGTTGCAGGGAGGACCATGTTAAGAGGCATATTGTAAGCGGGGACTCCATCTTCTGCCATTAGGGTTTTCCCTCCTGCTACGGCTTTTATGGCATTTCCCCAAGTGCCGAAATCGAGAGCGGTCGCACAGTTGTTCCCTGCGCCCTGATACAATCCGTTGATGTCGTAGTTTGAACCGTCGTTGCTTACGCCCTGTATAATAGCAAGGTCTTCTGCGGATACCTGTCTATATCCTGCGGAAAGTGCGGCTGCTGAGTCTATATCCGTACCGTTTACTTTCCAAGATTCGTACATCCTACGGGGGACTTTGTAATCTTTCCAGTAGACGGGGACTTTGGAATTTGCCAAAGTGACATCAATTATGTCCTCGTTTCCATCTGTGAACCCGTAGGAGACATACCCTTCGGACATTTCGGTGATTTTTCCCCAGTCTACGCTGGAAATCCCGAATCCCTGCGCAGGAGTAACATAAACGAGTTTGCGCCCGATATTGACCTGCCTGAGCGGATCTACAAGCTGTGATTCTACCTTTTTGGAAAAAGTTGCAAGTGCATTTGTCATGTTTTTAGCCTCCTTAGATCAGGCTCAGGACCATCAGGTCAGCAGAGACACCGGCTCCGGTTGTCACTGATTCCATTGCGATACCTACGACAATACCGCCCTCTGGGACAGTACCAGAAATAGGAGCAGGGGTGGCAGAACTTTTTACTTCTGTATTTCCCGCTTTTGTGGCTGCTGCGGCTGCTTTTGATACTTCCCCGTTTGCGGCGGCTACGAGCCGGTCACCTTTTACAATGGTATTGCTATCAGCAAGTGATGCAACAACGACAAAACCGCCACCATACAAAACCGGAGCCTGTGCCCCTGCTGCATAGATGGTGTTCACGTCCGTCGGCATGAATCCCGCATTTGTTACCTGTTCGTATCCGAGCCATCCGACAGAGATCCCGGCTGCTCCACAAACTTTGATATCATTATCGTTTGAGCCCTTGATTACGAGCCGTCCTGGGTACATGTTTGTAGCTGTTTCGACGTTAAGCTCCATGACAAGGGGTTTACCGGCAGCTACAATTTTGTTTGTTGGTTTCCTGAGTCCTAGATTTGACATTACTCCCACGCTCCTGTTTTGGCGTTATATGCGCCCGTACATGCCGTATTTGTCCCGGTTGGTGTTGCAGGATACTGAGCCCCTGCGGAAAGCTCCACACCTGAAAACTCTTCAGCGAGTTTTGAGAGATCGGAAGCTGCAAGACTCTTATAGTCTTCTGGTTTAGTCTCAAGTCCGACTTTCTCGCGGGCACTTGCAAAAGCCTTGAATGCTGTTTCCCTTTCGGTTTCCTTGGCTTTTTCAGCGTCGTGGTCTGCAATTGCGGAGGCAATCAATGTTTTTACGGTTTCCATCGGTACGCTGCCTGCTTTTTCTTTCTCAAAAGATGCAATGAGTGACACTTTTTCACTTAGCTCTTTTTCAAGAGTCGCTTTGCTGGCTGTCAGTTCTTCTATCTGAGTTTCCAGAGGTTCAATTTTTGGAGTAAGTTCCTGTATTGTCGCTTCACTCGCGGCAAGCTGTTTTTCCAGTTCTTTGATTTTTGTTTCTAGTTCGGCTGTCATATGACCACCTTGTGTATTTTGTGAGGCTGTTATAATCGTAAATTCAGAAAACGTTTTCAGTCCTGTTTCTCCTCCCTCTGAAGCTGCAACTTCCCAGGAAGCGTCGGCCCATGCGGGGTTCTGAACGAGTGTTAAAGAACGTGCATTAAAATTAGTAGCCCATCCGTCGGTTACGCTTGCAGCTTTTCCGTAGATGCTCCAAGTATTATTCCATGTACCATCTGAAATTTTTTGAGAGGCGATCGAATCAGTAATGGCAACTTTCGCTTTGATGTGGTTGCCGTCCTGCCAGGCATCCATTACGCGCCCGATTTCCGCTTTTGGGTCTTCTGTGATATCGCAACCGTGAGGACTTTCGCGGGAGCATATACGAACAACAGACGATTTAAGAGAGTTGATAGCGTTGTCTGTTTCTGAGTCTTTCAGACCCCAATTGTTAACGTTTTTTTGATTTATGGGGTAGACATTGCCCTCAATAAAAAGAGTCATTTATAATTGTTAACGCTGTTAACTGTTATAAAATTAACTGTATAATATTCTGAATATGTAAAAAATAGAAATTAATCAAAAGTTAATAACGGTACAAAATCTAACTAATTCTAAGCCCCGACATTCAACGATCTATACAAGCCTAATGCAATCCCATTGATGGTGTGAATTAAAGCTTATCTGTGACAAGATGTGAAGCCACTGGGAACACTCCACCCAACACCCAAGCACCTAAGAAATAATATTCAATTCCAAAGAGAACTATCCAGAAAAATGGATTATGCAAGGTCTTACGATGTCCGAAGATTTTGTTTATAATCCAACCAATCGCGCCCAACCTTTTTGTTGCTCTTGAATGGGTGTCTACATCAGGCGTGAAATAGTAAGTATTCCAGATCCATTTTAAAACAAAAAGAATTGAGAATATAATAGACGCTCTGTAATACCCTAATAAAAAGAGAGTAGGAAAGAGGGCATAGAAGTTAAGGGCTTCGTGTTGTTTACCGTTCATTTATCCTCTGGAAGTTCAAAAATCGACCACACAACCGCGCCTCTTGGTGGTTTGTAAGAGATAGGTGTCTCGAATTTAAGATGTCTTCTCAAATGCCAGAAACATGTTTTCCCCTCTTGATAATACTCTGATGGTGCTAAATGTTCATTTTTGTATATTTCATATTCAA